TGGATACACAAGACATTCCTAACATGTTTCATTTTTATAACAAACACTTATGAGAAGTTTTGACCGGATAGTGTCAAACAACTAATTGTTTTGACAATGCAGTGAGTTTAAGCATCTCTGTAATAATCAAATTCATCCAACTTTTCAATAGAAGGAGCTTCATACACCAAAGCATCAAAGCTTATCGGTACTTCTTTAACAGATTCTAAAGATTTCATCAATTTTTCAAAAAAATTGTCAAAGCATTTGTAAAAAGGTTCTGTCTCTGACCTGTCTTCCACAATTTTTGAGGATTCTATCACCTTGTAAACAAACATAAAACAGTATATATATTTCTGTGCTTTAGGTGGTTCAATTTCTGAAAATCTCTTCAACTTTTTGAAAATCCCATCTGCAACATACTTTAGTTTTTCTTTTTGAGTGCTTGTCAAACAGGAATTTCTGTCCAACAGAAATTCTGCATCTTCACCGAACAAGCATTTAAATTCTTTATACAAGATTTCATCCTTAGATATTGGGCTGTACTTCACATCGCTTTTGGAAAACTGTATCATTTTCTTGACATTGCTCTCAGTGATGGTTTCCTTCGCAGCCCTATTTATGTCCATGTTGACCATATTGAAAACTTTCAGATCATACTTGTGCAAATTGCTTATGGCATAGGCTAATTTTTCTTCAGTTGTTATTGGGTTTATTTTTTCACACAAACTTATGCACATCATGTCACACATGTAGTCTGGCATTTTTGACACATCGTCTATGAATCTGCCTATGTCATAATCAACGTTGTACTTCAAATCAATTGCCTTCTTCAACTCAGTGTAATGATCAACAATGTATTTACATTTACCTTTTCTCAAAATCTCACAAATGGCTATCAAAACACCCAGCAATTTTTCATGAGAATTTGTTGTGTCCTTTTCTTTTTTGAATTCCTCAATTCTTTTGTATATCTTCCTGTACATTATCATTTCTTCTTTGGTCATAATGAAAGGCGTATCATGCAAGTTGCTCTCTTCCAAAATAGAAACTGCCACTTTGTTTGTTGTTGACAAAACGTTTGCCTTGACTTCTTTAGCTTTATAAATTTTATTTTTGAATTCTGTTATTTTGTTGTGAAGCTTGTAAGAATTTTCTTTTGTAACTTCAATATACTTGCCTGTATCGTCATCATAGAAATATTTTAAAGGATGCTTCACGTTCTCAATTATTCCTTTGACCTGAGCCAGATGCAACCTGGTAAAGTAATTGCTTCTCAATTCTTCTCTGCAATTCAAATTATATGTTATGAAGAAACTTTGTATTGCCTCGTTGGGTTTTCTTTTTAACAAGTACACTTTGACCCTTTCTGAATTTTGTAAAAGGATGTCATCTGGCAACGTGCTACACATGATGCAAAATTTATGATGATTATAGGCGATACAATCAATTTTGAAGGTGCTAACAATTTTCAAAAAAGGTGCTTCTTCAATTTCAACTTCAACTTTTTCACCATACCTTTTGTACCTAAAATCATTCTCAGAGACTGTGACACTGGTTTTCTTGTTAGGGTTAGAAGGCTGGTTTTCACAATCGTCCAATACATCAAAAAATTCTGAACAAGCTTCCCTTGATTCAAGTGTGCCATCAAACTCAGCTTCTATTTCTTCCAACCCTTCCACAACATCTTCATCTTGTTCTGTTTCAATGGCCTTTTTGATGTTTTTCCATTTAGGGAAAAAAACAAAAGGGAAAAACTCTAGAGTCTTTGTATTCTACATTCTTCAGAATCAATTCATACATACTCTTTTTTCTAAAAAAGCTGAATGTTTTCTTTTCATATTCTTTAA